GGCATTACTGCCACAGTTACTGAACTGAACTACACGGATGGGGTGCCAAGATTGGGAGTGACAAGGGCTGCATTGGTAATCGGAGCCTTGAGGTCTATCTGCGCTTGGATAGGGCTTGTTACCCCATCCGTGTAGTTCAGTTCAGTGACGGTGGCAGTGATGCCATCCAGTGCATTGATCTCTGCGGCGGTAGCTGTCACGCCATCAAGGATATTCAGTTCTGCGGCTGTTGCAGTAACGCCGTCAAGGATGTTCAGCTCTGCTGCTGTAGAGGTTACAAGCACAGAGTTCAGGGTCAGTGCAGGGATCTCCACTGTACCTGTGAATGTGGGTGATGCAGTGTTTGATTTAGAGTTTACGGCTACGGCAATAGCGTTATATTCGGCGTCATGCTCTGCGCCTTTAACGATCTTTGCAGGATTACCAGAGGTAAGGCTATCTTTTGCCGTAAAGTTTGTAGTCTTGGTGTAATTGCTCATCTGATAGCCCTATAAGTTAATGAGGGTAAAACAAAGGGAGGGTGATTAGCCCTCCCTTCGTCTCTTACTTAGGCATCAAGAACCGCAAGGATGAAGCCTGCTTCTGGGCGGTGAGCCTGAACACCATACAGAGTGTCTGCGGTGTACAGGGTAGACAGGTACTCTTGCTTGTACTGAGTCTGTGAACGAACGCTCATCTGCTCGCCAAGAACCAGTGCATCCTTGTGGAAGAAGAACGCACCGCGCACGTCGATAGTACCGGCACTGTTGGACGTTGCATCCTCAATCAGCGGGCAGTTGGAGGAGACATAAACCTCAATGCCGTATACGCTGCCGATCAAGCCAGACTGTACTGAGCGAGCATTGGTGAAATCGCTAGAAACGTAGCGATCAACACCCATGATTGCAGAGCGCAGGGCCGGAGGAATCACGAACACTCGATCAGTCATGGGGACATCAGCGTCATCCATTTTCTTAATCAGAGCGCGGAAGCCGGCGTCTGTGAACACATCACCTGTCACCACTTGGTCAACAGCATACGCAGTCAGGCCAGTAGAGGCGTCAACGTAGTAAGTGTTGGTGTTAACCCACTGGGCACCAGTACAAGTACCGGAGACAGGAGTAGTCAGGTCAAGGGTGCCGTTACCAAACGCAGTACCTGCACGGAACAGGTCGTTGTCGATCTGGCGAGCCAGTGCGTAACCTGCGTCTTCTGTGTAGAACTGACGCAGAGATGACAGAGCCTGGACGTTGACAATATCCTCGATCAAACGAGAGTACTCGAAGTGACGGTTGATCGTCAGAGTAGTCTCCAGCTCAAGGTTCGCCTGGATGGTTACGGCAGTTGCTTCCGCCTTAGCAGTAGCAGAGCCACGAACCGGCTTGGGCAGGTGGAGAACATCGCCCTTCTTGCCCTTGAAGTTCATCTTCTTGACAAGAGGAGCCATCTTGAGGGATTTCTGGTACGCAGCAATAACCTCGTCAGACCAGATCTCCGGAATGAACTTGTCTGCTGCTGTCTTATCTACTACTGCGTTCGCTGTAAAGAACGCGCCTGAAGTTTCGCTAGCCATGATGTGTAGCCTCTATTTAGCGAACTCTACCTTCTGCGTAAGCCTGTCGAATTTCAGGCTCCATAGCGTGGTATCGTTCTGGATTGGTTTGTATGAGTTCAATAATGTCCCGTCTGCGGTAGAAGGTCTTGCCTTTCGGCTCAGAACTTCCCTTTGACGATCCTGTTGATGCCTTTTTCAAAGTATCCTTGCGAGATGCTTTCTCTGCATCTAGTACGCTTGCCGATGCGCTCTTAGTTGATTTCCACTGGGAGAACAACTCGTCTGCGGCATCAGTATCAAACTGACTATCTGCTCGCGAATACAACTCTTTACGCCACTTGCTTGCTTGAACCCATTCTGCAAACGAAGGATCACCGGCAATATCGGCTGCATCAGGATGCTTTGACATCAACGCACTCTTTGCCTGCTCACTCCGCATTCTGGCATTCAACTCTTGGGCCTGCTTAATGGCAGGATGAGAAGAGATGCGCTTGTCTACGGCTTTATCAGGGTCGGAGAAGAAGTCAATTTCCTCTACGGGTTCTGCCTTTTTTTCATCTGATCGCGAGAGAATGAATTGGTCTACGACTTTGCGTAACTCACCTACCTCTGACCCTTGCTGACCGATGCGGGACTCAGCTTCTTGGTGCATCTTTACCAGGTCTTGGATAGACTTATTACGGTACTTGTCGGGAACTTCCGGTTGTCTCGTTGCTTCTAGCGATACTTCTTGGTCGTTAGATTCATCGAGTACGGAGAAATCATCTTCATTTTGTTCTACACTATCAATTAGTTCTGCCATCATTAAGCCTCATAAGACCAATCTAGCTACCCACTTCACTGTTTCGCGACAGTGACGATGGACTAGTCTTGGTTTGCCTTAAGTTCTTTTGCGATCTGCTTGTCTCTTGAGTTCAGCCACTTCATCGTAGCACCTGGGAAGTGCCCGGATGTCGGGTCTAAGTACACTCGTGGGGCAGAGATCATACGGCTACCAATCTCATTGCAGTGAGGGCAGTAATGCTCTGACTCGTCTCTGACGAAGCACTCAAATACATGAGCGTTTTTACATTGATAATCAAAGATTCTCATTGCTTGACTCTTTTCTGCTGTGGTCTATGGTAGATTCAAGGTTGAGGATAAAGGATAGGCTGTTTAACTGTCCCTTGCGAAAGAACAGGTCATCCGTATCCCTTGTTGCCTCAACAGAATTTATGTTGCGAGCATTCTCTTCCAGCTCACCTATCAGTATCTTCCAGCCATCCGATGCAAACATCGCATCCATAGCGTTAAAGTATTCTTGATCTGTAATCGCCGCAATCACTTAGGATTCCTTTTGAGGATTTCGCGCTTCTCTTCTTGCGCTTTCTCCAATTTTGTGATTCGCTCTTCAAGGTTTTTCAGTATACCATTTACTTGGGCTACAACGTCTCGCAAATCCTGTGGCGTAATCACATCAGCTCCTTGGCAATAGCCAGATTGACCTTCTTCTCGTTCATTACCCGGTCAGCCACCTTGAGTCGTCGTTCGAATTCCTTGTCGTCTGCTGTGCCTACCGATAGATTGCTCGTAATGGCCTTAATCTGGGCCGTCTCAAGCTCTACGGGGATTGCCTTAACCTCGGCCATCATCTTCATTGCGCGAGCTTCTGACTCCTTAGCTTGGCCGTTAAGGGCGTTCGTCTGAGACTGCTGGAAGTCTGTCTGGAGTTTCAGTGCTGCCGCCTGTTGAGCTTGTTGAGCCTGCTGCTGTTCTGGAGAAACCTGACCAGCCGCCTTGAGCATCTTGATAAGCTCCTCCCGGTTAGAGAGGTTCATGCTGTCAATGGCCGCTTCAATCAGAGACATATACGCCGGAGAGTCCTGCGGCATGGTCTGGAGCAATTGAACTAGCTGAGTGACCTCGTACTCTCTGGCGATAATTCCCAAAGAGGAGGTGATGTCAAACTTGTAGTCAGCTACAGGGTACAGCTCTGGCTCAAACTGCATATAGCGCCATGCAATCTTCTCGATCATAGGTATCAAGAAAGACTCTTGGAAGTTAATCAAGGTGCGCTTGTGACGCTTGATAATTGCGCCCAGAGACATGGAAATGCCTGCGGCAGTAGCTTCACCATTGATAGAGCCAGAGATCCCGGCTGAGTCAATAGCCCCTGTAGCTGTCTGAACCATGCGCTGCAACTCACCCGCCTGGGCGAATGTGATCTGCGAGACTTGACCAAAGTTGAATGGCTGGAGAATCTCCGCCGGGTTCCCGTTGGTCATTATGATCTTGCCTGGTCTTACTTCAGGCTTGGCACCTCGTGGCATTCTTGAGGCGTCCATTGCAATCATGGGATGGATCGTGAGGGCAAGGGCATCTATGCGAGCGCGAAGCTCTGCATCCAAAGCCTTCTGTGAGTTATAGCCCTTCTCACACACTCCACGGCCCCAGAATCGACCGGGGACTATATCCCAAGGGAATGCAATGACCGGGCGATCATTCATCATGTAGGGATTCTTTTCGGCCTTGACGATGGTGCTGCCGTTAATGATAACGACAATCGCCTCAACGTAGAATGAGTCATCATCATCTTCGTCAAGGTCTTCGTAATCCTCTGATTCCTCCAGCAATGCTCGTGGGACAAGTCCGAAGTACTTGGTACGACGAACCTTCTCATCAGGCTGGTCAATCAATTCGTGGTCAACATCAAGACTCATGTCTGGGTATGCGACATTGAATGGGACATCACGGTATACGCCGGACTCTTGCAGCAACTCAACCTCGTGGGGTGAGCAGTACTCGTCAATGATGACGCCGATAGAGTCATCTACTGAGGTGCAGATAGGATCAACAAGGAAGTTCTGCGGGAGGATGGGTCTAAGTTTGCAAACAGTCCTGTCTGCGATAGTGACGCCAACAGCCTGGAGCTGCCCGCCCATCATGTCCTGCTTGGCAGGCTTCATTTCCTTCTCTTGCTCGATAACGATCTCGGCAAGACCTGTGCCATATACCGCTGCGTTAATCAGGCACTCTGCTACTGCCTTGCGAACCTTGTTTCTCTGGAGGTCACGGTAGAGCTGGTCTCTCAGGTACTCAACATCAGTAGAGTCCTCGTCCTGTAGGTCGTCTCTCATGTCGAAGAAGCGCCCTCTTCCGAAGGTTGCCTCTTCAATCTCTGCGACAGATGACTCTACGGCCTGCTGAAGGGCAGGGGAGATGATCTTGGATCGCTCAGACTCACGAGTCTTGTCCTCGTCAGCATAGATACCACGCCACAGACGGTTGTATTCGTCGAAGCGGTCTTCGTAGTTGTTCTCGAAATGATCGCGCCAGGCTCGGCACTTGTCCATGACCCATCCATCAAGGGTTTCGGTCTGTGACATCGTTTCTTCGTTTGAATCCAGCATATTTAGTAGCCCGAAATATTGTCAAGCGCGATGAAATCATCTTCCTCGTAGTCTGACGAGTAGGATACTTTTGCTAATTGGTCAATATATGCCAGCGCATCAATCATATCGTCGTGGGTCAGCGAGTCTGGGAACTGGAAAAGCTCATCCATGAACTGCGTATTCCACTCTCCCTTGTTCAGAGAGATAAGGCCGTTCTCGAAACGACCTTGTAGCGCCCACATGACCCGATCTGTCTTCTTTTTATTGCCGTGAGTCAGCTCTTCTACCCTGAAGAACCTGCCGCTCTTCTTCATTAGGTCAGTCAGAGGGGACATTACCGCTTGTTTGGCAATTCCCCTCTCGATTCCCACCGAAGCTGGCTCATAATCACGCACAATCTGGAAGATCTTGGTGGCCGTCTCATCCAAAGTCCATCTTCCGACTATGATGTCCTTGATCCACCACCCGTTTGGGCCGACTTTTACCACAGCTATTGCCGTGTTGTCAAGCCTTTTTGATTTAACCTTCTTGCCAACCTCTTCAAAGCCAGCCAAGTCGATAGCAACGTGGTATTCCCCGGCTGGTTCTTCCTCGGAGAACTTGATCCAGGTCTCCTTGAACATCTCGGAGCCTCTGGCCTCAAAGGACGCCATGAATTCCTGCCTGAAAGCATACGAACTCATGGACTTCTTGGCTTTATCAACCTCTTCCTTCTCAAGGATTGGGTTGTCGTAGCTCGTGTAGTGCCACGCCTTGTAGTCCGAATCCGTTCCCAGCTCTGCCTGCTTGTAGAGTTCGTAGAAATGGTTGCGACCCATTGGGGTGCCGATGAATAATGCACATCCCTTGAGGTCGGCTAGGGCTGGACGTAGGATTAGCTCCCACACATCCGGCTTCATGTCTGCGTATTCGTCTAGAACCAGGTACTTGAGGCTAACGCCTCGCATGGTCTCCGGCCTGTCTGCTC